ATCTTGCCATTGAGTAGCCCCTGCACCTGTAGTATGTATTCTAGTACATAGAAATTGCCAAGGTTTTAAATAGTGGTAACGTCCAAGGTACATATCTTTCAGTACTGCTGAGACAACTCCCCTATATGCAGGAATAGCTCCAAGTATATTAGAAAGATACCCAATAGGGGCTTGTCCAGAACCTCCCTGATGTATCTCTACCTCTCCTTTTATACCACCTTCCCTTTTCAAACCCCCAAATAGCTTCTTTTCATCTATTGTAAGAGAGCCTGTTGAAACACTACCTGTCCAAGCTACTTTATTGTCAACTCTAATCTCTGTTACCTTGTCCATAGGGCCATGCCCTAGACAAAAGTGTATAGTTGCATAATAAGTAGGACCTTTTACAGCTGCAGGTGATCCTCCAGTCATAGCAATACTCCATAGGATTCTACAAAAGTATAGTTATTTTCCATAGCAATACTCTACTAAGGAGATAGCCATAGGGTTATTTGTATTGTAAAGTTCACTAGCAAGTAACCCTCTTCTAACTACAGTAGGCCAATCGAAACCATTATCTTCTGCAAAACTTCTCCATCCTGGAATACACCCTTTAAAGAAGTTTCTTGCGTCCCCAACAGTTATGACAATATCCTCGTTCTTAATAGCTTCTTCTAGAGTCATTATTATCTACTTTATATTATTAAGTGGGTATTTCTACCATTACAATTCGTACATTACCGTACCAAGCTAAGAAAGGGGATTTTATTTGTCTAGTGCCAAATAGTACAGGTATAGCTATTCCTAATTCTGAGTCTGGGATTTCTAGTTGTGCTACTTTAGTCTGAGGGGTTTTAGGTGTTGGGGCTAAGAGAAAAAGAACAGCCGCTAAGACGACTACTAAAAGAACATAATATATTAATAACATTATAATAATCCTGCTGATTCAAAAGGGTTTTTAACAGGGACTCTAGAGAAGCCCCCAAAGTTATCTAAATTACTAAAGGCAGTACATGCCGCTTCAGTAAGTCTACATCCTGGATATAAAACAATAGTACCACTAGGGTTGCCAGCGAAAGCATTGGATAAAGTTAATGTAGTTCCTTCTTGTTTTACTATACCCCGAGACTCTCCATTTATCTCAGCTATGCCGCTAGAGAAAAACCCTGATGGTTGTGTTATTCCAAACACATCTACTACAGCAGAAGTTATAGCCCCTACAGAATAAGAAGAAGAAAAAGAAGCCTTATTAACACTACAGTCTGTAGAATATAAGACATGTCTACATGTTAAAGTATACTTAGTATGAAGGGCATTACGCTGTAAAGAAGTTATTATCGCGTCACAACTTACTTCTATTTTAGAACCTGTGATGCTTGCAGCAATAACTGTACCTTCCCAATAAAGTACACTATCTTTATAGATAGTTATCCTTATAGGGTTTTCTGGTAAATTTTGAGCTAGACTTAGTATAAAGGAGTTGGTTCTAGGGAATTTTAAAGTAATAGGCATCTTAGCATAGTTGCCTGTTATATTAAGTGCAGAGCGTTCTACAGTAGAAGGTTTATAGAGTTGCCCATTTAGAGTTTTACTTAAAACGGTATTAGTATAACCATACTTTGTAATACCTTCTTGAAATAGATATTGTTCACTCATGCAATAACCTCAACAACTGGAATAGTTACTCTTGTTATTCCTTTAGAATGTTTTAATTGTATTGTATCAGAGTCTAGTCGCACTTTCACCATAAATTGTATTGTTGTAATATTAAGTATATCAGCAGTAGCAAGACTATCAAACCCTATTGAAGTAGTGCCGTCTCCATTATCTATAACTGACGAAATATTAAATGACTCTTCTACATCACCTACTATTCTAACAGTAGTAGGTGCAGAAGCTTCCCATGAATTACTTATTACATTAATTCCCCCAGAATTTAACAACATATAATCTACAGGAGGGACTAGAACCATATCTCCTATAAAGGAGGGCAACCAGAAAGGTTGGTATCTACCTTGTAGATATTCTAACTGCCTTCTTAAAACATACAGTTCTTGCCTTGTTCTAGCTATCATAGAGATAGTATTATACTCTCTAGTGTAGTCTTCAGTATCTATTCTTACTATTTCTCCTAATTTAGCATCTAGAGTATCTTGTTTTCTAGTATACTTAGAGTTAAGCCCCTTTCGTAAAGAGGGAGTAGTTAGGATAGGTAAAGAATCATGTTGCAATGCTGTCCAAGAAGGGTCAATATAGGGTTGTACATCTACTATAGATAAAGAAGCTTTAGCAAGTTTAGAATTAAAACTAAATTTCATACCTCCTTTAGAATATCCTATAGCTATAGGGAATAGCCAAAGGTTTTTCTTGCTAACTGAAACTGCCCTCTGTAAAGTAATTGCAGAAGAGGTTAAACTAGCTATAGTAACTGCTTCTGAACTCTCCCTAGTCCATAATAATAAACTTGTACCTACTTCAATATCTAAGTAGGCCGTATCCATAGTTATAACTAAATCCCCAGAAGTCACTTGTTGTAGATTAACTCCTTCAGTCCATAGAGGCACTCCTAATTTAGAGTGTGCAGATACTTTTGCATAGCCTTTAGCTTTAGTATATTTCTCATAAGTGGAGAAAAAGTACTTAGAAGAGGTAGTTAGTCTTGGAATTTCTCTTAATACCTCTCTTTGCTCTCCTGCTTTAGCTTTTATAACACTAGTAACCCATTCCCTTACTTCTACAAAATCTCTATAGGGAATATCTGTCCCCATTAAGTATACTCTTGTCCCTGTAACTTCTAAAATAGGTTGTTCTGAAGTGTAATCTAAGGTAATATACCCATCTAAGATAGGAACACCTTCTCCAGAAACAGTTACAGACATATAAGTATTTGCTAAAGGAAGGAAATCTCTAGGTATACCTCCTGGCATACCTATAACAGTCCCATCTAAATCTGTAGTAGTAGCAGCAGCTAATGTTTTAGTAATAAAATAAGAGTTCCAGACTTCCACTTCTTTAAGAACATTATCTAATACATTGCCTAACTCAATAGTATTAGGTAGAATATGTATTCTAAAGTAGAAGTCATAAAGTTCTCCTTTAGCTATAGAAGGGGATAGAATATCTACTGAGTTAAGATAAACAGAGAGTCTTGTTCCTAAAACAGGAATAAGGGTTAAATAGTTTATAGCTTGGGGTACAGCCATCCTAGGGTTTACAAGTATTCTAGGATGGGGTAGTGGTATATATTCTCCTAAATCTTCAGAGATGTTGGGATTGTCTGTCTGCCCAATAATTGAATTAGGAACATCTCCAAATAAAACAACCCCGTTAAGTTGGGTAGTATTGGCTTGTACAACAACACTTGAGCCTACTAGACCTAGAATACCTCCAGATATATTAACTAGATTGTTAGACATACTTATCCATCTGTTTTAGTAGTAGAGAACCACCCTGTTGCTGGAATACCTATAGTTAATAGAAACCCGTCTAAAGTAGTTACATCTACATTGTTATCATCTAAAAGACCATAACCTACTAAAGGCTTATTAGAAACAGGAGTATCATCATAGAGTACCCAGTATCTAGCAGTTACATCCCCTCCAGCTATAGTCCATATAGGTTGATCTGAACCAAATCTCCATTCTCCAGGAGATAGACCTATTGTTACTGTTTTAGTAATTAGTTCTATGCCACCAGTAGTGTAGCCATTTAAGGTAATTAACTCATCAAGAGACACATCTACATCAAAGAACTCATCGTTTACTTTATCAGGTACATATGTAGAGTATACTAAAGCTACTTTTAAAGTAGAAGTAAGAACACCTGCAAAGTTTAAGTTCTTTACGCCTTTGTCATACCATTGAAACGCACTGTTAGTTGCCATATTACTTCCTTATTAAAGTACATACCTAATAGCAAATCCAAGAGTCCCTGAATGGTGATAAGTGACTGGGGAAGTAGCACCATTCCTCTGCTCTGTATTTTTAAGACACCAAGGGAATATCATCCAACTGTCACTTCCTATAGTTATCACATCCCCTATATTGTAATGATCTACTCTAATCATCCTTATATGGTCTAAATAACCTATGTAGGCTTCTAAATTATTCTCCATACCATTTTGAAGATGTATAGGAACAAGTTGTGCTTGGTCTGTATAAGGGTTAAAGCCTGCGTATGCGCTTATTAGAGTTTGGTGAGTATATTGTACTGGAGTACAATAACCTCTAAGAGGGTCAGTCCCTTCAAGCCAAGTTTCTCCATCTATTTCGCAATGCATTCTAGTATTCCAAGTGGTAACATTAGTGTACTGAGAACCTCCAAAAGGAACACCAGTACTACTTATAGTCGCTCCTATTACTGAACTAACATACACTGGAGTAAAAAATGCACGAGATTCCTTAGATAGAGAAGCTCCTGGGTAATATACTCTAGGCCGCTCTATATGCGCACTACACCATGCCCATTCGCCACCTACAAAAGCATTATCATCAACTTTAACTATCTCCCCTATAAATAGTGGCATTATCTTAGCCCCTGCATAGTGTATTATGCAAGATATTTGGGTATCAGAAGCAAACATATGGTAAGTTACAGGCCAATGTTGCGCATCTACCCAAACTAGACACCTTTTAGAAATGTTGAAAGTCTGGTCATAAAAAGTGTCTCCTTCAGATAATACTACTAAAGATTCTTCTATACCAGCAGTAGAAATCCGTTCAATGTAAGTACCATCTGAATTATATGCAGTTGCATATAATGTAGTTGCAGAAGTAAAATTTAGGTCTAACCAGTTACTTGTTGCATATGGTGAAACCGGAGATATATTATATACAGTTCCAATTTTCTGATCCCAATTTATGTCAGGAGAATGTATCTTGAAAGTATCTCCTATAGAAATATTTAAAATGTCCGAAGTATACCCACTGCCCCAATATAGTCGTGCGTTATTCCCAGATATAGACAATATTTTATAAAATATTGTTTCTGCCATATGTGCAAATTTAACAGAAGACTTCCCTTTACCATACCACCCATTAGCTAAAGTATACCCATTACTAGTCATAAAACTAGTTAATGTAGTTTTTAATGCACCGCCATTTGCAACTGAACCTGTTTGATATGCCATTTAAGTAGCCCTTAGTACCATGTAATCGTCAAACTCAGTTCTCCAAACATCCCTAAAAACTATATAGGTAATGCCATCTACAACTATAGTGTTTTCTGTTACATTATTAAAACCAGAAATATGATAAAGTCCATCTATGTCCCCCTGTATAGAGGCAAGATCATGCTCATATAGTGTTAAAGAAGTTATTCCATAATACCCTACTTGTATACCACTATCATGAATAGTGTTTCTCATTTCCCTAGATACACCAGCGACATAGAAATACGCCAGTACTTCTGGTTTCCACCATACCCCGCCAGGATCTCTTAAATAAACATTATCAGTGTATACACTACCTGATCGCCAGTTATACCCCTTCCACCAATTATTGTAGACTGTATTTGAATATCTTGTACCTACTTGCCCTGCCGCTAAACAACCTCCTATTAGTAAAGGGTAAGGGTATTGTCCTGGAGTAGCAAAAGGGAGCATAAACCCCATATGGAAACTTACATAGTTACTTTCTATATTAGCAACTACTACTAGTCGTTGCCCATTAGCAACTATCCAATAAGGAATAGCTCCATTCCATAAAGGACATCCTCTAGATACAAAGCCTGGCTGTGTCTCCCAAGTATTTCCTGGAGTATAGCCTGTGAACCCAGCTATTTCATAATTGTAGTAATCAGAAGGAATACTTTCATAAGTTCTAAGACCCATGAAGATTTCTTTAGTACCATCAAGACCTGGAGCTTTCCAGATAGTGTATCTATCTATACCAGTAGTTACTTCTTCTAGAACTACCCATCGTTCGAGAACAGGAAGAGTGACTTCTACATGAGTCCTTATAGTATCTAATAAGTCATGATAGTTTGTAGCAGTCCCATTAATATACGCCATTATGCTGCCTCGTTTCGTCTAACAGTATTCATTATAACACGTTCACCGTCTTCACTCTCTAGAAATTCATTAAAAACTTCTGGGTCTACAGTGTTAATTATCTTTATATCTTGAGGTGGTGTGGCTTCTTGTTGCTTATCTCTTGCTAATGACTGAGTAAAGTCTTTATTTTGGCTAGGGGAAAGTACCCTTTCTCCTTTATCTAGTAGATAAGTTTGTTCTTTAGGTACATAGTCTAAGCCGCCATGAGCAGAAGGCATAGGTTGTGCTATAATTGTAGCAATTTCTACTGCACCCATTGCCGCTACCATAGCCGCCATTGCTATACCTACATAGATATTGCCACTAGTAGTTATAGCACTCATGACTCCTTGAGAAGTAGCTATTATAGTCTTAGCAATAGCAAAGGCTTTATAAGCGGCAAAAGCAATTCTAGCTTGTTTACTTTCTTCGCCATACATCTTAACCATTGTCTTAGTAAGTCCCATAGCAACATCAGCACCTACTTGGGATATACCTATCCCTTTATTCATAGATATATTAAAAGACTTCTCAGCATATACTTTCTCTATATTTAGTAGTCCTTCATGATGCTCTTCAGCAGCTTTTTGTTCTGCTTCTCTAGAGGTAGCTTTAGCAAGTTGCTCTTCAAAAATACGGTCTAATCTCTGTTCTTCTGCGTCTTCATAAGTAGAGAAGTTCCTGTCTAATGAAGCCTGATCCTCGTCTGCTTTATCTAGTATACCAAACCCAGAACTAAATGAATGAAGCATACTTCCGCCAGCAGGAGCTACTTCAGGTAATCCTTCTCTTTGCGCTATAAGAGCATCTACTCTACCTTGTTGTGCATCTATAGCGGCTATAGCAGCAGGACTTAACTCAGCAGTAAGTGCGGCTTCTTCTCTAAGTTGTCGTAGATATTGTTCCTGTTGAAGTATTTGATCTTCTCTAAGCTTATGGAGGGTATCAAGTAGTGTTATTTGATCCGATCCTGTCAGTTTAGCAAGAGCAGTAGTTTTAGCTACTTCATTATTATACTTCTTTTCAGCTTCTCTGGCCTTTACAGTCTCAGCCGCTATATCTGCATTTTTTAATTTTAGAGTTCGTATCTGCTCCAGACGTTTTCTTGCGGCTACCTCTTCTGCTTTGTCGCCCTTTATAGCCGCTAACTTTCTTTCTGTATCTCGCTGTATTTGTAATACATTAGCTTTATGTGTATAGCCTTGTAATCTAAGTAAGATAATTTCAGTATCTTCTAAAGACTTGAGATAAGCTAGTTGTGCTTTTGTTTTCGCGTCTTTCGCGTCTTTTAAGTCTTGCTGATGCTTCTCCCACTGTTCTTGAAACTTATCTTCAAGAGCATCTAATTTTGCCTGTAGTGCTATTTTATCTTTAGATTCCGCAGAAGTAGCTATCTTCAATGTTGTTGCATCTATATGTTTTTGTAGATCATCTAGTGCGGCTTTAGCCTTCACTGATAATTCATCTATAGTTTCTAAAGCTGCGTCTACGGCTTTGCCTGTACCTTCAGCAACGGCAGTTGTAACTGACGTTACACCATCAACACCAATATTAAGATACTTATTATAGGTGGTCTTCAAAGTCTCCGCTAGAGCATTAGACCATTCCACGATACTCTTAGTAGCTGCTTCTGCTTCTTCTCGTGTTTCTTCGTATGAATTAAGAGAGCCTGTTTTAAAGAAATGAGCTATTGCAAGGCTCTGTGCAGTTAGATCTCCAATAAAGTCATCATGTAAGCTTTTTACATCAAGTATAGACTCTTTAACTTTGTTTAGTAATGCTGTACTTGACGCTTCTAGCCAATGAACAATTACATCATAGATAATCCCCATGAAAACAGTGAACTCAGTATATAAAGACGATATAGCAGATATAGTTTCAGATATGCTGGCCATAAGACGCTCCATACCCTTCTTAGCCTCTCCCCACATATGCTCCCAAGTAGCTGATAGAGCATTAGAAAGAGTTACATTCTTCCCTGCCATATTTACATAGATAGCATTAGACTTCTGCTGTACTTCGTTAAAATGATCTAAAGCTCTATTAGCCCCTTCCAGAGACTCAAACTGTAGGTCTTTTACTTTCTCTAAAGCTACAATTCTGGCATCATCCTCAGAAGCACCGTCTTTCTTGAGCTTGGCAATCTTAGCATTAGCATTAGCTTGTACTATTACTAGATCACCCCACTCTTTTGTAAGTTTCGTTTGTACTTCTAATTGCGCACTATTCTCTTTACCATATTTAAGACTAACGCCAGATAACTTTAAAAACAATCCTATTAGTGTAGTTACTCCAGCAATAGCTAAGACTATGGGAGCATTTACATGTAGAAAAGCAGCAGCAGCACCAACAGCCATAGTTATTATAGCGTTAAGACCACCTTTAGTAGCTAGTAAGGCTAGGTTCATTGCTATTATATGAGAAGTAGTTACAGCTATAGCTCCGACTACTCTAACAGCTATTACTATTGCAATGGCTTGAAGTCCTTGTATAATGCCATCTAGATTGTCTATAACAACTTCAAGACCTTTATTAACAGACGTAACAAACTTATTCATAAAGGCTTTGGAGCGAGCAAATAGTTCTCTAGAAAGTACAGTAGATCTAGTTATTAACCTCTGCCACTGGGCTTGAAGTTGTTGTGAAATTGTCCCTAATACTTTTTCTGGGGCAAATATCTCTTTATATAGAGCGGCTATCTTAGGCACTGCATCTTTAGCAATGATTAGATTCATCTCCATTGCCTTCATAAAAGCTTTAGGAGTTCTACCTACAGCTTCAGCGGCTATTGCAATAGCAGCAGGTAATTGGTTTCCTAACTGCTTCTTGATCTCTTCTGATTGGACTTTACCTTTAGCGAACATCTGTTCTAATGCTAAGAAGATAGCGTCCATTTGGTCTGGTGTTTTGTGAAGAACAGTACCTACTGCACTAAAATCTTTAAAGATTTGATTTACTTCAGCTAAAGATGCTCCTGCTAATCTTGCAGAAGGGGCAAACTTAGCAAAACTACCTTCTAATTGTTCTAGACTTAATCCGTATTCATCAGCTACTTCACTTACAAAAGCTAACTCTTTCCTAGCTAGAGTTGATCCGAATGTACCTGTTAAAGCCGCTATGTTAGCTTGTTGAGCTATACCTGCTTTTGGTATTGATAATAATGATCGTTGAACAGAATTAATGAGGAAGTTCATTGCCCTATACCCAGCAACAGACTTTAATATGATTTTGAGTAACTTCTTATTACTGTTAAGTAATGTAGGCTCTATTAAATGGGTTGTTCTCTTTAGAGCTTTATTTTGTGAGTTTGTAGATTTAAGTTGGTTTGCTTTTGCCTTGGAAATCTTTTGTTCCGATGCTAAATGCTCTTTATTTCTTTTTTCAGTTTCTCTATGTACTCTAAGGGAGGCTACTCTATATCTTTCTAAAGCAGCTTCTCTCTCTCTTGCAGCTTCTTGTACTGTTAAGTCTCTAGAAGCGAACCGTACTCTGATAGCCCTTAACTTGGCACTAATTTCTCTTTCTAGTTCTAGTCGCTTATGACTCTGTTGTATTCTAAAGACTTCTATGCTCTTAGCACCAGAGATGATAGCTTGCTTTTCTATCTCTAGTACCTTGTTGATCCTAGTTAATGCTCCAGTATCTACAGTAGAAGCTCTACTTCTCCTTGATTTCTCATAAGTCTCTTTCCTAAGAACAGCTTCTCTAAATTGTGCTTCTTGTTTCTTTAAGAACTCTGTCTGTAAGTCCTCTGCCTCTTTCAGATCTTTTCTAAGCTCAGATAGGTTTAGTTCTAAACCTATCTTGATGTCCTTATCTATAGACTTATTAATTGCTATAGCTTGTTGATGGTGCTTATCTAGTAAGCGTCTCTCAGCGGCAGCATGTGTATTAATGAAATCTAGTTTTCTAGCAGCTAAATCTGCTTCAGCTTTATCTCTAGCAACTATATCTTTCCAAGTAGCTTTTGATTGAGCTAGTGAAAAGTTAGTTCTCTTTCTGTCTTCTTTCTCAGCTTCTAGCTTGCTTTCAGCTATAGCTTGAGACTTTCCAGCAGCAAACTGCTTCTTTTGTAAAGCAAGAAGCTCTTCACGACCTGCTATTTCTTTTTTTATCTGAACTAATATAGCTTCAGCAGCAGCCTTGTTAAATTTATCCCTAGCTTTGTCTATACCAAGAGCTTCAAGTTCTAATTCTTTTAGCTTCTTGTTTAGTTCAAGTAGTCTAGCCGTCTCTATCTCTTTTTGCTCTTGAAGAGGATCAGAGACTACTTTAGCTGTGGTATCGGCAAGATTAAAGTCCTTCTGTATCTTCTTCCCATTCTTATCAAGCTCCCCAGTATACTGTCGTAAACCATAAGCTAGTTGCTGATAAAGCCTTAGTAATAGCCTAGCGTTTTTACTCGATGCCTCTATATGTAGAAATCGTTTTTCGTGTGCTGTACCTACATCCTCAATAGTATGTTTTAATTCTTCTAGTGTTACACCAAGGTGCTTTGCAAGGTCTGAAGCAAATTTTAACCCTTGTTCCCCTGTAACACCAACTTCTAGGTCTAATTTAAGGGTTTTAGTAGGCGCTGTTGTCGACATCTTGTTTAGTATCTCTTGCTGAAGCGATTAAAATACCAGCATACTCACTGTGCATGTGGGCAATATAGGATAGTGTCTCTTGTAGAGGTAACGCTTTATCTTTTATTAATTCTAATAACATAGCTGAGTCAATAGAGTAGTATTCTCCTAGATACATAGTAAGAATCCTAAAAATAACATACACTTCTTCATTATCTTTATGTAAATAGATAATCTCTATATCTTCTTCCTCGTCTTCCTCTTCTTCCTCTTCTGGAGCAAGTGTAGGGAAAGCTTGAGCAAAAATATCTTCATCTCGTTTGGATGATGCTACTTTAGAGTTTCTATTCCCTTGTAAAGTAGCATATCCTAACGCCTTGCCCAGCTCTATTAGTTTTTTGTGCGTTCCTCAGTAGTGTCCATGTTAATAAGTGCCTTATTAAAGGCTATAGAAAAGGCGGACTTCCAAGGCATTGCGAGAAGGTAAAGTTCCAGGAGGGCATCCAGACACTCTTCTTCATTTGCCCAGAAGTCCGTTGGTTTGGCTTTTCTTGTATCATTGACTTGAAGATCAATAGGCTTACCACTTGCCTCTGAATCTACAACAACACAAGAAGCGTTCTTTAAATAAATTATATTCTCTTTAATGATATTAGAGATACCATCCATAGCTTTCTCTACTTCTTCAGAAGTGTACTCTTCAGTCTCTTTATCTTCGTCTGTAACTTTACCTTCTAAAGGTTGCCCATAGAGCATCCTCACATAAATATCAGACGCTTTAGAAAAAGACTCAAGAACTGCTCCTGTAGTTTTAGTATCTCCACGTTTAAAACCTACTATAATAGTATCTTTAGCTCCAGACGGATCTTTAGCTGAGATAGGTAGTTCAATAGTAGCAGTTTGTAACTTTACATATAGTTGTTTTGCCATTAGATTGCCCTCTAATTAATTAATATTAAGATAATGTTATTAATGTATTGCCTGTATTTCTAAATGCAATATCTTGCCCTGTGTAAGTAGCTACAGTTGAAGAAGATACATTAGCAAGTTGTAACTTAGTAAAATGAATAGAAGCTTTTTTACCAATAACAGTACCAAACGATACCTTTAACCCATGATTTTTCTCTAGTTGATTATCTGGATTATAAAGTGCGCCAGCTTCATCTTCTAAAATAGTGAGTGTTACATCAGAAGGTGTAGCACCTTTAGACCATCCATCTACACAACCTGTTAAGAATCTAGCGTATTCAAATGCTGCTGCATTAGGAGCTATCATCTTATCAAAACATACTGTTTTAAGTCCAGGAGTGAAACTAGGTGGAGTAGACCCATTATATAGATTAAGTTCTGCTTGGGTGATTGTAGTACTTTTTAAAGAACCAATATGCTCTGATTTTTGATCTTCAAAGTCTGCTGTAAGTTTAGTTTTCTGAGTAACACTATCTAAGTTACCCATAAAATCAAACTTTAACTTAGCTCTTGTACCAATTGTAGCATCTAAATCTACCATGCCTCTATTGTCAAAAGAAGTATATACTTTATCTGTAGAAATCCCAGGACTAGTTCTACGAATCTCAATAGTTAAGAAGTCATTAGAAGGACTAGCATTAGTAAAAGTTGCTTCATCATTAGCTGTAAGATCTGTTGCCATACCTACAGCACCAAACCAGTCTACCATTGGTACTTCTGAATCTAAAGGAGGTGCGCCAGGAGTAGCAATAATACCTAAACTAGGTAAGAAAGTTTCAAAGTCTAGCTTAGAGAACTTATCAGTAATAACCGTATCTTCATCTCTATTTAACTCATCACCTACATATACAAATGCTTCTGAAGAAATCTCTGTATTATAATTTAAGTTAAGTACTGCTAGAGCGTTTTTAGCTCCTAACCCTACAGAGAAAATAGTTCCCGCTTTAGTTGAAGGGGCATTGCTAACTAAAGTTATTGTTGTATCATCAGCTATAGACGCTACTTGAGCAATTATAGCTCCAGTTTCATCATAAAGATAAGTTCCAGCAACTACTTCTGTTAAAAATGCAGTAGATACTCCAGTAACAGCAGTAGCTCCTGATGTTACAGACATAGTACCTGAAGTTACAGTTTTAGTAGTGGAATATGTATCAGCAGTAACCGCAATGGCTGCTGAAGTAATAACCATATTAGTGTTATCAGTAACAGATTGAATCCTGCCAATTTCAACACCTGAATTATAAATCAAGTCTCCGACAATAGCTTCTGCAACAAAGAAAGTACCAACTCCAACTACTGCTGTAGTTGATAATGCTACTGTAATAGTGCCTTGCTTTAGCCCACCAACAACAGCAGAAACTCCTTCAGAGTTTTGTGCTATACCATAAATGGCAATAGCTTTTTCATGAAACCTTACTTCACCAGCCATGCGACTCCCCTTTAATTAATGATGGTACTATTAAAATACTCATTTTACGTCCTCACGCATAGTTTCTTCAGTTTCTAGAATGTCATTAATACAAGAAGGTGTTTTCAATCCCTTCTTCTTATTTCTTGACTTAATTGTTTTTACCTTTTCTACAATAGTCACCCCTTTAGAAGTAACTACTTTATTACCCTTTGTATCTAATCTTACTATAGACATATCTACAACCTCTTAATTAACTTATTCTAGGCATGACAGTACCTACAATCTCTTGCCACCACACGTTCACACCAGTTTTAGCAACTACACTAGCCTCCATAAAAACTATACTAGAGTAATTAGAATCATTAGGAAATGGAGATTGTTTTTCATAAGCTCTTTTAATATTAGCTCTTGTTTCCACAAGAGCCGCTCTCTTACATAAGAACTGGATAGTAGTTATAAGAATTTCACTGTTATCTAGTTCGTGGTAGCCGTCTGCTATAAAGTCTTCAGGGAATTGCCTCTTAATTCCTACATGACCTACATACACTAAAGGCTGAATAACCACCTTATGGATGTTATCTATATCTGAATCTCTTGCATACTCTACTGTATAAGTAGGATTAGCAGACTTAATTAAGTCTATAAGGAAGATTTCATCAAACATCAATTATCTCTACTAAGTTTGTAGTTAATTGCATCCATCCAGTTAAGTCATCTACAATAGTATCTATCTCAAACCTATAAGATTTGTTCAGTAAAGTATATAGGAAAGAGTTTCTTACAGACCCGCCTATAGCAGTAAACTCCTCATTAGAAACTTGAAAATCAAAGTCTTGCTTATTTAAGTCATATATAGAAGAGAAGTCTTGAACATTATATACTAAATGTCCTGGGATACCTTGTATAACTCCAGCAGGAAACTGCAATGCCTCTCCAGCATGTTCTAAAGTTAGAGCAATTTGTTCTTTAGTTTCTCTCATGGGTTGTAAAATGAAAACCAGTTAGTTGAAAAATCAGCTACAGCCTTTTTAACATCAGTATCATTCTTTAAAGCGAAGGCAATCATCATAGTAGAAGTTGGGCCTCGTAGTAACTCTGAAGGTTTACGGGTATTCCCCATCCTTTCAAGCATAACTGTTTTACCCCCTTTCATTCTCATTCTTGTAGCAGGGCTATTCTGATTTTCCCTAGCATGTATAGGTATAAACCCACCATTCCCTACTTTCCCATAAATTACTTTACGTCTTCCTTTGATTATCTGAGTAGTATGGACTCTTCCCTTCTTTGTAGCAGAAGGATTAATATTACCCATAGCTACAGTAGTATCAAATTTACTAAGGTCATAAGTTCTTCTTAGATAAACAAGGCCGCCTGTTGTAAGGTTCTTAACTCTTTTAGCTCTACTAGAAGACTTACCTATCCTATGCTTCCTTGTATCTATATTATGTGTATATCTATTCTTAACGCTTCGGTAGATTGCAAAGTCTATCTGCGTAGCATGATAGTCTATAGCCTCTTTCGCAGCTTTATGTAATTTTTTTATATCTAGGAAGTCCTCTATATCCTTTATAGAGTCTCCTGATATTTTATATTCAAAGGATTTTGCCATGTTAAAAGAGAAACCTAGTAAGAACTCTTACTAGGTTTCTCCTAACCAACTTACTTAACTTTCCAAGCAACTACAGAATCAATATCTGTGTGTCCTAGAATGTAGTTCATATGCGTTTCATACTCTTGTTTACCTGTTTTAGGATTAGACCAGTAGTTAATCCAACGAGGCATTGCCATATACTTAGCGGCAGGATGCATGATACGTCCATAAACCTTGACACCTAATTGTGGATTAGGTAGACAAGCAACATAACCATCAGGAACAAACTTAGTTTCTACACCAGTGATTCTGTCATGATAAACAGCATCATAAGTATAGATGTCTACAAACTTACCCATTCCTACAGGATAGCTTCTTCTAAAGTTAAGAGATTGAAATTTCTCAACAGTAGGAAGAATATGAAGATCAATTCTGTTCTGAATACTTAATGTAAGAGTAGCAGCATCCTTGTAGTTAGTATTAATATCTGCTTCAAATAGCTCATAAGCATCACCAGACATTACTACAGCTTTAACACCACCGCGTCTTTCAGCAGTATTGACCATAATAACTAAATCTTGTACTGGGGAAACGTCAACAGTACCACCTGTAGAACCCCAAGCACGTTTACCTACACCACCATTAGCATTAACAGTAGTAAGATCAACTTCTGGAACATAACCAGAATTAAGACCAGCTTCACTTGTTTTGACAGTACGTCCAAAGTTATAGACTACTTTAGGATGCTTTTCACTCTCAGCTACATGACCACCAGTAAAGATGATGTTAGAAGCATTAAGCTCAAACAAGTTCTCAAAGCGTTGTTCTGCAATAGCTAACTTAGCTCTAATATTAAGAACTTCATTCTCTTGTACATTTACAGTACCAATTGCTTGGCCTAAACGTCTAGTATTAATCTCTTCATAATCAGGAGAGTTTAAACCTTCTTTAGCATAAGAAAAACTAAGCTCTTTATGGCCGAAGTCTTCTAACATGATAGGAGTAGCATCTACATTAGGTGCTACGTTCATGCCCATAACATTCTTAGTAGAAAACTCTACATCGAAGTTTACAGTCTTATCTTCAGTTGTTCTTGTTTGTCCGAAGAAACTTTGTAACCAATTAGGGCGATCATCCCGATTAGCAGGAATAACTCCTGACAATAGCTTCTGTACAGTGTACGGACTCATAAATTCTAGTGCCATGTTACGCCTCCTCTCCTACAGTTAAAAATCCTAACTCTTGAAAGCTAGAACCTTCTACAAATTTGCGTTTAAGTAAATGTGATACTTCTGAAGAGCCAGAACACCCTGTATTATAAGCTGTACAAGAAACAGTAGTTCCATCAGATAACTCAATAGTGTCTACTGAGGCATCAACAGCCCATACTAAAGCATCTTGCCAAAAGCTCGCAGATGTAAAAGCAGAAGCATCTACATCAGAAGAAGTAGCATCTACATCAAAACAGAGAACACCTTCAACAACATCTCTAGTAGCAGTACCCTGAATAATAGAAATCAATGGGTCTGTAGCAGTACCAGAATCAGCTAGATCAGTTACGTTCTCATCAGGAGATGTTGAAGTAAACATCACTCTAGTTGTATCAATAGACTGAGTAAAGTAACCTGTTAAAGTACCTGTAAATGCGCCTTGCGCAGGATCTACACCAGCAGCACCATCAGCAATACTAGACCAAGCAGCAGCTAGTTGTTCAGCAGTAGTACCAGAACCACCATCTGTATAGGTTAAGCCAGCAAGAATAATAGTTTGACTTGCTGTAATATTTGCAAAAGTAACTTCTGCGGTTTCTAAGAATCCATTATAGGCAATAGACTTACCTACAGCATCACTCTTTAAAAATGAATACGCTTTTAATACCTGTCCACTTTTAACAGTTACTTTCTTAGTTGCTCTATCCGTAGCTCTAAAGAAAGTCTTATTCTGAACTCTGTCAGGATAAGCAATAAAGCCGCCATTCTTTTGATTTAAACTCATAAACTACCCCAAGAAGCTCGACCGTCTTCAGCTTTATCTAAAGAAGACATAGCTGTTTCAAAGCCTTTGATGAAAGACTCTTCTTCTTTAGGAACAGTCTCTTTATTAATAGTGGAAGTAATAGTAGCAGTATCAGTAATTACTGGAACTGCCTTCTGAATTGCTTCTGCAATGTCTGTGAACATTGAGGTAGAATCCTCTACTGATGATTTAGCAGCAATACGTTTTAATGCTACTTCTTGATTTAATCCTAATGTTTCTGCGGATTTTAAAATACCTAAAACTCTAGCTTGTTCTTCACTAGCCCCTTTAGTATACGATAGTGCTTTGTCTGCCTTTAATGCTGCAACCTCGGAAGTTAATTCCAGGTTTTTAGCTAAGGCTTGTTCTAAGTCCATAGTAATTCCTACTTTAGTTGAAATGGGTGGTGTTGCTCTTGTAGCAGCTTTAACTTCCAAGGTAGGAGTTAAACTATTAGCACCAAAGAGAACACAACTATTCTCTATGATGTCAATCTCTTTCACTAGCCAGAAATAGCCTCTTTCTTTGACTAGCTCTTTATTAAGTACATTAGGAAAAGCCTCATCCCAAACAGCCTTCTCCTCTTTATCCTCTTCATCGGAACTATCTATAGCAAGACTTAATTCTTCATACTTTAAACCTATAGAGTGTTGGTTGATCTTTCCATTTTTATAGAACTTATATACATCTGCATTGTAGTCTTTTCTAACAGTAGACTCCATAACTAAGGCAGTTATGTGTTTGTTTTCTTCAGAGACTTTGCCTAATAGATCAATAGCTATTTTAGCAGTATATATTCTAGTAACATCACCAACATGGGCAGTACTACTTTGATTATGGTCAGCAATATGTGGAATAGTTATACCTTTCATAGATATAGACTTGTCATAACAAGTGTCTGTTAGAACATCCATATGACTATCACATAGCCATGCGGTATTGCACACTATTTTAACATCTAGTGTATCTTTATCTGCTAGAGATTGATGAGGATCAGCAGCTTTGCTCTTCACTTCCTTTGAAGAACTTCCTACTTTTGAGGGTTTTAGTACTCCATGTACTAGGCCATCGGTAAATTTAATTTTACTAGACTTCTCTTTAAAGAGAGTTTTCTTATCTGTTCTCTTTAACTGTATAAGATCGTCCTTAGATAGGATCTCTATAGTCATAAAACTTTCTCCAATGGTAGTATAAGATTATACATCTTCTTTAAATACTGTCAATGTAATTTACTCCGAACTGTTAATATTTGCTTCATTATTTGTTACTTGCTTGCTTGCATCTGTCTTTCCTTCCATTAGATGTCCTAATCCTACTTCTTCTAACATAGACCTACTAGCTAATATATCTTCAAAAGTTAAATGCCTTTCATCAAGTAATCTCTGTAAAGTGGTAGTACCCATAGATAGATTTAGTAGATTGGCTTGGCTATCTTTTAAATCATCTACACCATACCATCTTGGTAATTGATAAGTAGCTATTGCGTCCTCTATAGGAAAGTATAGACTACCTAGCTCTTTAAATCTCTTTGTTACTTGACCTAAGCCTAAAGGAATAGTTCTAAACTGATGGATAAACTCTAATCTAGTTCTAAGTTCTATAGCAATAGCCCTTAATGAAGAGAAATCTAAACCAGATGTATCTCCTGTTAAACTGTGATATGGCATGCCTAGGCTTGAAGCTATTCTTCTTAGCTCTGAGCTTATTAATACAGGTAAGTTAGTACCTATATCAGTAGATTGGTAGAAATTAATCTTCTCCCCTTTGTTCAAGTATTGTGTATTACCACCTGAAGACTTGAACACTATCTTATCTTTCTCATCCTTATCTTTAGCCATTATAGGGCTACCTGTAGGGGTCATAGAAAGAGGATTAGTATTCTCTACAATCCATGCAATTGCTTGTGCTGCCTTTTGTTTACTTACTGTAGCATCACGAAGTTCATCTAACTCATAAAGAGAGACTAAAACACTAGCCAACTTAGGAATACCTAACCATTGTCCAGGAGTTTCTCTATCGAACTGATGGATAATCTCTTCTGCTTTAATCTTTATAAGGTCTGAAGAGAAAGAACTACCATTCCATAAACTATTGTACAAACCTTCACGAAAGTAATAGGTCTTTGGTACATTATTAACAAACTTAATGCCTGTTCTTATATTATCCCTATCACTCTCTCCATTATATAGAACATCATGCATTTCAGAAGGAATAGTCTGTAACTTTAGTGGAACTGTCCCTTCCGCACCTTTACTAACTAACATTCTTGTGTAGCTGTTACCTGTCTGGAATATAGAGCTATTCCATACCAGTTGTGTGTTACCTAAAGTACCATACCCATCCATATTAGGGTTTTCTTGGAACAAATCCCACTTTTCTTGAGCTACATCATGTCTAGTACCGTCTTTATTAGTCCACTTAACCTTAACAGCCCCTAAACTGGTCAAGTATTTGAGCAATGCAGCCTGAGCAGTTCCATTATTCCTAATAGCATGTGCGCTTCTCATCTGTAACAAGAGTAGTTCTCTAGCTGCAAGAGTATCTGCATCCCCAGAGATCAACCCTCTTAACCCAGACTTATAAGAAGTACTAGCCCCTTCAAATGCTAAAGGTTGTACTACCCTTTCATTATAAATATCTTCTAAGTCGGCCATTAAAATATCTCCTTAGAGACAATTAGAGGTATATGCATATTCTTAGTAAATTCAGGGGCTACGTCTTCTAGCCCTCCTATAACAGAAAGCAATTCATCTCTATGCTGTTTTAGGTTTTCTAATGTTATCTCTGAAAAGACATAAAGCCTTGCAAATGTACCTGAACCAACTCTAAGTTGATTTAACCGTTTACCCGCTATGAGGGCTTCTATAGCTGCATTTACAGTAAGCAGTTGACGTTCGGCTTCTTCTAAAGTAATCTTCATCTAGTTTTTCCTTTTATAAAATATCTCTGTTAGAATTATCATAAAGAATGAGTAAGGAATCATCACTATAAGTGTAAGTGAAAAAACTAGAACTCCAGTTATTGCACATAGGATATTAAGAAACAAGTTATTTATAGACTGTATAGTTTCTTTAAAAATATAAACCATTCGGGGACTCCTTAGACTTCACCAATATCAAGAGCTATACTTACTAATGCCCATCTATTAGTTAAGTATATAGCTACAACTATTACATTTAAAATAAAATAAGTCAATGGGGTGACTTTTACTGCCCTGCCTGACATAAAGCTACAACATCTACACCTACATAAACACGCGTAACGCCATCAAACTTAGTACCATACCTAATGAGCCTAAATAGGTTATTCTTCTCCAAGAGTAGCCTATTCCTTTGTACTTTTGCAGTTTGCCATCCCAAGGCTTTACCTACTTCAGTATCAGTTATCTCTTTAGCCACTTTAAAAGGGAATGTTTTATAGGCAGAATATAATACATAAGCAGATTCATTAGTAAGGCATAAAACCTCTTTAGCTTCTAAAGGAGTAATACAATTTACTTTCTTAGCTTTGGTACTTAATACCATAATCAAATCTTCTTTTAGTACAGCCTTTCTCATAATCAGTATACTTCCTAAAGATAATATTACATATATGTAATATCTTACATACTTATTATAACATGCCCTGCACAAAAACCCCCAACATTATCACATCTATGTAATAAACTAAGAGAAGTCTTACTACTCATATACTGAAGAAGGTCACTATATTTACTAAATAGTAAAGGTAAAAAAGTCTAGTTATGTAAATACTCTTCTATAGCTTGCCAGTTTGCGTGAGTGTAGTTCCTAATTCCTAAAGCATAAGAAGCATGCAAGGCGTTCTTCTCAGCATCCATAGCTTCTTTACGCTTCCCAGGAATCAACTTAAAGGTTGACCTACTATAGGCACTTCCACTATCTACAAGCTTCCTACATGACACCATCTGCTCTTCATAATGCCCATATGACTGTTGATTAAAGAAGTAGATATTTGACTTTGCATCTGTATTAGAGTTTAAAGCTAATCTCTTTAGTATCTGGTCATGTGCTTTATGAGAAGCAAGTCTAAATAGAGTTAGTCCCATTGTTTCTGCAAGTGTCTTTCTAGTCTGGGCATCCCTATTAATCTCTAAGACTGAAGGCTCTTGGTATATCTCATTCTCACTCCAACGTAAGTCTTTAACTCCTTTTGTAGCAAAGATTTGAGGGTTATGCTGTTGCATTGCTAAAGTCCAACGGTAAACTAACTCTGTATTATCCCCACTATCTATAGATATAGCAGCTACTTTTAGTGCCTTTCCTCCAGCATGCGGAAACTCAGCAGTAACTACTCTATTAGTTAACTCTTTCCAAATGGCATCATCTTGGTTCAGTACATCCCCAAATATCTCTTCCCACTTAACTAACCAAGAGTTATTATTCCTCCCCCATGCCCTAACTACATAAGCAAACCTATTATCTTGCACATCTATACCAGCAGTTAGCACAAGTCCATCTATAGGAACAATCCCTTCTTCATAGTTACTGCGTAATAATTTAAGTTCATTAGGTTCTAAAGAAGAAATACCAGAAGCATAAGGCAACCCATAGGAGTTATTTGTAAAAGACTTCAATAGCCCTTCATTACCTTTAGCTAATTCCTTTTCTGCTTTAATCTTGTTCTGGGCAAGTGTTACAAATGTAGAGGAACTTAATGTAGAGAGTAATTCAGGTAGTAAGAAACCAAAGTTCTCTGTTACTTCTGGTTTACTAGCATGCCATCCCCTAGACTTGTTACCACAAAAGTCTGTAAAGCCAAACTCCATACCCGCCCTAATGTTCTTGTTCTTCTCCTCAAACGTCCAAGACTGTAAACAAGTAGGACACTCAAAATAGGCACTCTCTGGATTATCCTTTCCATAAAGCTCATGTAAAAACCTATCTTGATACTCATCATACTTTAAGTAATCAAGACTAAGCTCAACCAACGCTTGACAATGGTGGCACTGTGCTTTAAAGATCATCCTATTAGACTCTTTATAACAAGACTCAACTCTACTAAAGTCTTTATCAGTTGGCGTACCTCCTATTAGTAGTTTCTTAAACCCTATAGGGAAAGACTTCTGCCTACCTTTCAAGTTCTCTAACGTACTACCTTGATTCTTTACGTTATCCACAAAGTCATCAGGCTCTTCACAACCTATAAAAGGTATAGAAGAAGACTTAGCAGATGATATAGCTCCTAATGTAGTTAGCTTTAGAAAGCCACCTGTGAACTTAAAGAAACTAAAGCTTTCTTTCGCCACACCTATGTTAATTAATTCTCTTAATACTTTAGTACCTGTAAAGAAAGGTTTTAGTTTCTCTCTACTATATACTTTACTAGGCTCTAACCCTGGAAATGCCCACTGTATCTTTTGGGGATTAGTATGTATAGTTCTACCAATTACATTGTTAGTTAACTCTGACCAGCCTATTTGCGAACCCTTCATAGCACTTATAATGTAAATCATCCTATTATCGCAACAAGTATAGACATACTCTAGGGCAGGAATCTTACTACAATCAAACCTACCTGCATGATGGCTCTCCTCTTTAGTAAGTACTCTAAAGGTTTGCGCCCACTCTATAGTACTCATGCGTACTGCTGGTCTTAGTATACTTAGAAGGTTTCCCCAAAGCTTTCTCTCATAGATATTAGTAAACTTCCTCTTAAAACTACTCATAATAAAGGCTCATGAGCCGCCTCTACATCAATTAGTGTTGTATCTATCTCTCTTTCCATAATAGACTTTATAAAGTTGTCCTCATCCATCTTAGATTGAGATACCATCGTTACACCTAGTTGGTAAAGTGTATGCATTACTAGATCAACAGCTTTTTCAGCATCATCAGAGGTATGTGATAAAGAAAGTAGAGTTTGCTTTATAGTTGAAAGTAGAGGTTCGCATAGCTCTATCATAGATTCTAAACTTAGATACTCACTTCTCTCTATAGCTGCTTTAATCCAGAGATGTTGCTCTCTTGCAATAGCTAAACGTATATCTTGTTTAGTTTTAGCCGCTATTAAAGGTGGCATACCTTCATTACTTTCATCATATTGTTCCTGATTTGATCTTTGTTCTTTCTCTTTCTTATACAATGCCTCTTTAGCATTTATCTTGTCCTCTTTAAACTGCATATCTGACTTTACTTTAGCTAGTTTTACTTCTTGTTCATTAGCTTCTTTAGTTAGTCGCAATTCTACTGACTTTTTATAGTAGCTTAGGTACTGTTGTATTGCTTCTCTATATGTATGTTCAATTATAGGAGTAGGTAGTCTACCTTGTTGGCATGATTGGTATATTAATGATACGTTACAACCAAAGATTGAGGCTAGAATTGCAGGACTTACCACACTATCTAGGTTAATTATTGAAGCGGAATCGCCTTTCATAAGTACTCCTATACGCCTTGCGTAAGTAAATAAAGTACTAGAATACCACAAACTAGCTAAATACTAAGTAATTTCTATAAAAGTGGTAGGGAATGCATTGATTTGTCTTGTTTAGGGGAGGTCTTTCTGGTAAACTCAGAGATGTAGAAGCTAAGAACTTCTACATCCCCTAAACATCACTTTCTTTTGCAGGAGAAATCAATGTCTTTAAGCAGTCTAGCACAATTCCCTACATAATGAAAGCTACAGACCTTACACAAGAGCAGCTAAAACAACAGTTTCATTATAATCCAGAAACAGGAGTCTTCATTAGGGTATGGGTTAGTAGAGCCTGCAATAAGAGGTTTTTAAATAAAGAAGCAGGGTATCTATGTAGAGGGTATTACATGATAACTATAAATGGTATCCAACAGTATGCACATAGATTGGCATGGCTTTATGAAAAAGGAGAATGGCCTTATACCTACATACAACATAAGAATAGAGAGAAAGCAGATAATAGATTTTCTAATTTAAAACTGGGTGGTGAGCCAATAGGAGAAAGTGTTGGTGGTAAACCTCCAACTGCTAATGCCTTACATAAAGTACGCTGGGGAAAACAAGGGAATATGTGGATAACCCCAAAATAACTTCTTTACTTTTACTACTTTTCTTTCTCTGCACCGCAGTCACCCTAACGACACCAATCCCAACTCCTCCCCGCCCAATCACCTACTTTACCTATA